CACCTGAACTTTTCTTCGTTCCAGAGTAGAAGGATATGATGTTGTTAACAACACGCATTCCTCGTCGGAAATGATAATAGTCATCCAAACTAGAATTAGGGCATAACATTTGGAACCAAACATACTCAGCTTCTTGTGTTAGAACTTGTTGTCTTGAATCATATTCTGAGACATCACAACATAGAGCCTTCATCCATGGCGGTAGTCCATTTAATGCGTCTTCGATTTGCTGGTCGTTGAGCCCATTAGCATATATGAATTCGGGTTTCAAACTGTCAATTAACATGCTTTCCATTGTTCGGAAGAAAGCGCAAAAGGCGGTGTTCAATTCAGTCGCCCAGGCTAAGATTGGCTGCCCAGCTTTGTTGCCAAATACTGTATTAACCTTGGCGGGATCAAGTTTCTCCCAACCAGGATGAGCTTGATCCATGTCATCCTTAATCTTCGTTTGCGCCTTAATGAACATTCGGATAATGCCATGAACTGTGTAGTCAATTGGCTCAAGGTCCTTCAAACGTCCTGACTTCTTATACTTGTCAAAGACTTTCATAACTGATTCTCCAAGCCTCATTTGAAACAATTCAAAGTCAATGTCATCACGTAAGAACTTTTTGCGGGCAGCATCAGCAACAGAGCGAGTGGCTTGCATCGACATCATGCCTTTGGTAGAAGATGAATTTGCCATACGATTCAATGCAGTAAAGTAGCTTTGCTGCGGGCTTGATGTGTATGCTTTACCATAAGCATTGTAAGTTAGTCGACGTTTTAGTTCAGGTGTTGTTTTAACTATGGCACCGGCTGAAATGACAGAGCGACTAAGTGGTGAACTAAAGTCGAAAGCATATTTTTGTACTCGAAGGTCTAGACCTTCACCAGGTAAGCTCGTCTCGAGTACATGAGCGTCGAACTCAGCATCCTTACCAATTACTTCTTTCTTGGGTGGTTCAAACAACGGATGCATTTCCACAACATGGGTCGGTGGAACAAATGGTAGTCCAGTAGTAATTTCATGATTAAGTGGGATTACTTCTAAGCCCCAACCTATGTTGT